GAAAAAGAAAATATTGTTATTGATGAAAAAATAATAAATGATGTTCCTAAAAAGAAGCGTGGAAGACCTAAAAAAATTGAAAAAAAAAATTAATAATTTATATAAATAATATTTAATTAAGAAATAATCAATAATATATATTATAATCATGCCAAAAAATAAAACAGGTGGAAATAAAGCTAAAAAGCAAGGAAATAAAAATATAAATAGAAAAATATTAGTGGTGGATGCTTTGGATGAAGGACAGTTATTTGCTCAAATTACAAAAAAATTAGGTGATCAAAGATATTATGTATTATGTAGTGATAATATTGAAAGAATTGGGAAGTCTTGTAATAAATTAAATAGATCAAGTAGGGGTGAAAATCGTTTGGATGTTGGTTCAAATGTAGTTGTATCATTGAGAGTTGATTGTGATAGCACAAAAATGAAATGTGATTTATTAGCTTTTGCTGAACCTCCTGATGATGTTTTAAAGCTATTTAAATCAAAATTATCAGAAAATAAAGATGATATAGATATTGTTCAATTTGAAATTAATAAAGAAGAAGTAATTGGTGAAAATAATGAAAATATTGATTTTGATGATATTTAAAAAAAAATTGAAATTAAATTTTATTTTTTATTTATAATTAAATTAATTTAAAATGATTAATTTATGTCAAGCATATAGTAAAATAACAGATAGTTATAATATATATATAATTCAGGATGCTTTGAATTGTTATGAATGTAATAAAAAAATAATTCATTATAATTATTTTAAACCTGATTATGAAAAAACACTTCATTTATTAAAAATATTATATGATTATGAAAAGTCTGGTAGAAAAACAAATAATAAAAATTTAAATAATTCTATAGAAATAAGCACAAATAAATTAAATAATATTTATGAGATATTTGTAAAAAATAAAATGAAATATATTGAGGTATTTTATAAATTATTTACTAATTATAGATATGATGGTTTTATTATATTTATTAAAGAAAAAGGTTTATTAGATTATATATATGATAATAATTTAATGATTAATGTTGTTGATACATATTGTAATAAAACTAATCATTTAAACAATTATAATTTTAATAAGAAAATAATAATAAAATATTTAATATCAAAAGAGCATGATGAATTAAAAAATATTATTAATAAATATAATATACAAAATAAAAATATTATAAAATATTTAAAAGTATTATATTTACAAAAAAATAAAAACTATGATGATAAATATTTATTAGATGATATATCAAAATATATAAATGATTGTGAATGGAATATTCAAAAAGAATTTGAATTTGATATAAATTATTTTGTAGAATGTTTAGATATTTGTTTTGAAAAAAATTTAATAAAAAAATCATTTAAAATTAAAATAGATAAGTCATTTTTAAAAAAAAATGATTTGGAAAAAGTATTATATTTTTATTATTTGAAAGGTTTTATCCTAAGTGATGATGATATAATTAATTTAATAAATAAAGAAATAATATTAAATAATTTTGAAAGTTATGGTATTAAAATGAATAATAAAATATTGAAATATATTTTAGAAAAAAATAAATTAGAATTATTTGATGTTTATACTTTTAATTTTGAATTAAATGAAGAAAATTTAGAACAAATATTTTTGCATGAAAAAAATAAAACAATAATTAATTATTTTGTGGAAAATGGTTCTAAAATAACAAATAAAATATTTAATTCATATTTAACATCAAAAACTAGATTAACAAATAATATGCATGAAATAATAAATGAAATAATTTTGAATAATTATGATTTAACACTGGAAAATTTAAAATTATATGATGTAAATACTCATAATAATACAGGAATATATGATGTTATTAAATCATTAAAAGAAATAATTGAAGATAATACAAAAAAATTAAATATTACTAAAGTAAAATTTAAAGTGGATGATGATGAATGTTTAAAGATATTTGAAGAATTTATTGAAATAAGAAATTTTAATTTATATGATTATTTTATTTCGTATATTATAGATAATAATTTAAAAATAAATGAATATTTTATAGCAGATGAAAAATTATCAAAATTATTTAATATTAAAAAAGGGTGTTTAAATAAAATATTGGATGTTGAAAAATTAATAAAGGAATAATAAAACATTTAAAAAATAATTTTTATAAAAATTGTATTACAATGTTAAGAGTTTTATATGATGAAATTAGTGAAAATGAAACAAAGGATGATATTGCTTTATATAATTTAAAACAATCTGATATTAATTTTAATAAAGAAACATTTATTTGTTCTTCTCTTGGATGGATAAAAAATGATAGTAATAGAACATTTCAAGATTTAGAAACATATTTAAGAAATAATAATTTTAATACTCATTTACTAGCAAAGCCTCATAAATATACAGAAGATATTGAATTAGAAAATCCAAATTCAAATGAAACTTTATCGTATGAATGTGTATTTTGTTGTAAGCCAGAACAATATTGTTTAGAAGATTTATATAAAATTCATAGTTCTTATGATGAGAATTTTAATAATTTAAAATATTCTGGAACATTAAAGGTTATAAATAAAGAAAAAGTTGATGAAGTTGAAGATAGTGGTGATGGTTCATTAATTAGTAAATTAAGTAATAATGAGATTAAATTAAATTTTGTGAGACTAAGTCCAAAAGATTCTATAGCTCAAATGTCAAATGATATAAGAAATTCAACTGGTAAAGCTCCAAGAACAGAAATAATTGGAAAGTATAATGATAAACAACCAATTATTACATTTTTATTAGAAGATGGTAAATTAGCTTCTCATATTGGTTGGACTATTGAGGATGTGGATGGTGAATTAAAATATACATTGGTTGATTTAAATACTTATTATAGCAATGAAAAAGTATAGATATTTTTTATTATTTAATATTATAAAAATTTTTATAATATATATAATTATATAATATGATTTTAATTATTCTTTTATTAGTAGTGATTTTCTTACTTTATGAAAAAATGGATGTGAGTGAAGGATTTTCTGGAGGAGTTAATATGCAAATGAATTCTAATACTGTTAGTCCTATGTTAGTTCCATATGTTTATGACATTAAACCATCTCAACAAGTAGAATATGCTGATACAGTTGCTTATGATATGAATCATCCATATGATGTTGATGGAGATGGTGAAGGAGTTACTGATATGGATGGAGCTAAAGAAATAGATGAAATGGTAAAAGATGAAATTGTTAATAATGAATTAGATAATGTTAAACCTGTGGAAGGTTTTAGATGTGGATGTAATAAAAGGTGGAATGAAGATTTTACAAGTGGTCATGAATATGTAAATATGAATGCTATGATTCCATCAACAGATATTATTAATATGAGATGTTAAATAATTAAATATATATATAAAGTAATTAAATGAAATGGAATGAAAAACATGAAGAAGAATTATTATTACTTCAACAGTATTCAAATGAATTATATAAAAAATATCATAAATTATTTATAGACTATACAAAAAAGAGGGATAAATATAAAATACCTGTGATTATATTATCATCTATTGTTGGTGTAATAAATTTATCAAATGCAAGTTATATTCCAAAACAATATTATGTTTATATATCTATTGGAACAGGATTATTAAGTATATTTTGTTCTATATTAGCATCAATAGAACAATTAAAAAAAATAGGTGAAACAATGAATAAATCACTAAATAGTTATTTAAATTTTAAGATGTTAAGTGATGAAATATCTCATATATTAAGAATACCAATAAATGAAAGAGATAAAACAGGTTTAGAAATGGTAAAATATTATTTTCAAAAGTATCAATCATATTATTATGAAAGTCCGGTATTAAATGAATTAGCTGAAGATTTTTTAGTATTAAAAAATGATAATAAAAATAACGAAATAAAATTAGAAAGAATGAATTCTAATAGTTTTAAAGAAGAAAAACCAATTATTTTTAATTTATAATTAATTATATATTATATATAATATACAATGTTTTCAGGTAATTATTCGTGAAATGGTGATATTTTTACTAAAGATTTATCAAATAGAACAACAAGCAAAACTAATGATAAAGGAACAATGAAAATTATTAAGATTAATGATACATTTTATGATGTTGAAATTATTGGTGATGGTTATAAAATAGTTTCTATTTTTACATTTAATGTTAATAAATGTAATTTAATTGGTAATTTTAATGAATTTGATACAAGTATGTTTTATTATACAAATGGTATGTTAAGACAAAAATTTATTGAAAATAATACTAAAATTATTAGATATGGTGATTTTAAATTAAATAAAATATCTTAATTATATTATTTAAATTAATTATTTTCTCCAAACACAAACAAAACCTTTAATAATTAATTTAAATCCCCATTTTTCTAATTTTTCATCTATTAAATTATAATTACAATCATTAGGCATATCTCTTTCAAAAATTATAATTTTATAATTTTTAACATATTTTTCATTTTCATCAATAAAATTACATAAACAACCTTCACAATCCGCTACTAAAGCATCAAAATTTATTTTATATTTTTTCATAATGTATTTTAATGAATAATTTTTAATAACTTCTTCATCTTCATTTTCATCTTTAATTAATGAAACAGTTGTAGCATAACCTTTTTTATTTATTTTCATTTTTTTATTTGATATTATTACATTTAATATCTTAAATTTACTTTTATGACTTTTTTTATTTTTTTTAAGAGCATCTATAACAGTTATATCTGGTTCTATAACTATATGATTTTTAGGATTTTCAAGCTTATTATTAATAACACAACTCACTGTTCCATACCTTCCACCTAATTCTAAAACGGTCATATCTGGATTTATATAATCATTACTTATATATTGTTCTTCTCTTTCAAATTTTTTATGATTTATAACTTCATTATTTTCATTATAATATGGTATTTTATCCAATTCTTTTAATTTTAAATGTTTTCTTTTTGGATATATTATTTTTGTATCTTTCCATTTATTCCAAATTGAACTCATATATAAATATTATATATAAATAATAAAAAAAATTAATCTCTCCATTCATTTATTTTGTTTTTAATAATTTCTATAATTTGAATGGCGTAATTATCCATTTCTTTATAATTTAAATAATCATTTTTTTCTAAATCTTCTATTATATTTATTTCAATCTCAATATCTAAACCAACATGCGTTGATGATATAAGAATAATTTTTTTAATATTATTAAAATAATATTCATATGCATTCCAAACATTACCACATCCTTGACCTCCGGTTCCTCCTCCATCACATGGTTCAAAACCAATATTTATTTTTTTATTTTTACAAGTTTTATGTAATAAATCAATAATTTCATTTAAATAATAATTATCTGGTTGAATATCATTATTACTATCAAAAATTAGTTTTGACTTAAAATTAAATTCCATTTTTTAATATAAATTAAAATATCAAATGATTTTTTCAATTTTTATTCCAAAAAATCTTCTAGTTCATTAGAATTATCATTATCACTTTCATATTCTAAAAAATCATCAAGAGAATTTTCTGATTTAAGACTTTTTTCATTTATTTCAACAATATCATTATTTTCAATATTATTCATTATATTTCCAATATTAATATCATTCATATTTATATTACTTAATATATTATCCATATCAAATTCAACATTATCATTATTTCCACTAAACATCTTATTAACATTTTCATGAATTTCATTAAAATTTATTCTTTCATCTAACAAATTTTTATTATTAAACATCATATTAAATATTCCATTGAAATTTGACATTAAATCATTCATATTATTAAATTCTAATCCATCTGTATTATCATCATTTGTTTCTTCTTGAGTATCATCATTACTTTCTTCTTGAGTATCATCATTACTTTCTTCTTGAGTATCATCATTACTTTCTTCTTGAGTATCATCATTTGTTTCTTCTTGAGTATTATCATTGATTTCTTCTTGAGTATTATCATTGATTTCTTCTTGAGTATTATCATCATTACTTTCTTCTTGAGTATTATCATTATTACTTTCTTCTTGAGTATATTCATTACTTTCTTCTTGAGGATTTAAATTAAAGGTTTTATAATCAGTTCTTGAAATACAAGTAGTTCCAGAAGGTTGGTGTAGTTTGTATTGATTAGTTAATGAGGATATATTATTTTCATTATTTGTTTCAATATTATTTTTTGATTTTTTGATTTTTTTTAATTTTAGTGTATTTGGTAATTTATCTTCTTCTTCTGTAGTAGATAAAGTAATATCTTCTAATGATGAAGAGTTAATGCTTAAATTATCTGTTTTAAATAAAAATTGATTATTATTCATTTAAATAGATTATATAAAATTATATTTGAATAAAAACATATTAAAGAATTAATCTATAATAATATTATGGAGACTTTAACTAATTTTTTAATTGATGAAGGTTTAAAGAAAAGAACAGAACCTTCTACACATAAACATATTGCTTTTATGACAACAAAGGTAAATTGTAAGAAAGGCGTTTAATGAAACGATTAATATAAAAAGAACTATAGGAATAAATTCAAATAGGATAAGATTTAATAATAAATATATTGGTACTCATGCTGAAATGGATGCGTTAAAAAAAATTAATTATAAGATAAGTAAATTTAAAATTAAAAAAAAAATAGTATTAGATTTATATGTAATAAAATATAACTCATTGGGAGAAATAACTAATTCACAACCTTGTTATAATTGTGCAAAGGAATTATATAATAATAAAAAAGTAAAAATATCAAAATTATTTTTTTCAAATAGTGATGGAACAATAACAAAAGTTAATTTTGATGAATGGTTTTTAAATACAGAACATCATATAAGTAGAGGTTGGTTAAATTGTTCTAAACATCATTAAATTTTTTATAAATATTTATAATTAAAAAATAATTTTTTTTTTAGAATTTCTTTTCCATTAAATTCTTGAAATAGGATACTTTCTAAAATATTATTATTTAATTTATTAGTTTGATAAATATTATTTATTTTTGATATATTATAGCCAAATAAATATTTTAAATTATCGTATAATAATATTTTATCTAATAAATATACAATAATAAATGTTTCATTGGAATTAATATTATTGATTAATAAATCATTAAAATTATTAATTGAAAATATTTCATTATTTGTTTTATTTTTATAAACAATTGTATTATTATAAATAATTTCAAATATAATTATTTCAGCATTACTTCTAATTTCAATCAACCCAGTAATATTTTCATTATAATGTTTAATAAATATATTATTAATCTTATGTTTAATAAAATTAGTAAAGTTATGATATTGTAATATTTTTTGTTTTTTTAAATTTAATAAATTTTGTAAATATTTATATTCTGGATTATTAATTTTATTTAAATTAGATTTTTCTAATTCTAAATTTAATAAACTTTTAATAATATGACTGTAATACATATAATTTAACTTTGGAGTATTTTCATAAAAAATTTTTTTAAATATAAATTTTTTATTATTAATTGTATCATTAATAATAAATAACACTCCAACTTTGTTAATGAAATTATTTTTTATTTTTTTGTGAAGATTTATTATAAAATTTTTAATATGTATATTTTTATTAAAATCATCTTTTTCAATCCATTGTAAAATATTAGAACTATAACCAGATAATAAATTAATAATAAGTTCTTTTAAATCACAATAATAAATAAAAATACCATCTAATTTAAAAAAATATTTCATAATAGAATAATTTAATAAGAGTGTTTTATTATTTTGAATATATGGAAGTATTATTGATTTAATAATATTTTTCCATTTTTGTTTATTTAGTTTAATATTATTGCAAATAATATCATATTTATCAGTTATTGACAATAAATTAGTATTTATATTTTGAATAAATAATCTATTTTGTTCTATTTTAATATTATTTTTAATTTTTTTATTAGAAACCCCTTTATTATTAAGAAATAAAGTTAAATCAGATTTACAACAAGGACATTTTGGAAAAATAATTTGTTTGATACAATTCAAATGAAAATAATGATTACAATTTGTTTTAATTAAATTATTATCGTCAAAACATATGGAACAAATATTTGTCATTATATTAGTAATTAATATTTATGTTTTTAAATATAAAAAATATTTATAAAATATATTATATGAAAAATGTATATAAAAATCTTGTTGTAATGTTAGAAAATAAAATTATAATAAAAATTATTTAAGAAGTAAATATATAATTAGTTCTTAATAGCACAAAAATTATATGTATTTGATATTAAAAATAAAGAAAAATATATTGTGAATGAAAAAATAGAACATCAAATATTTAATTTTAGTAATGCTTATAAATATTGTATGGATGGAATTAAAAATGAAAAAATAAATAAATTAGTTTCATATAAATGTTATAAAAAATCATTATATTATTTATTACATTTATTATATGAATATGATAAAATATCTGAAGAAAAATTTTAGTATTGTTCTATCAAATCAAATATATTTTTAGATTTATTTGTATTTTTAATTATTTTTTTATTATTATTAATAGTATTAATTTTATTTTTAATATTATCTTTATTATTTTGATAATATTTTTTATTTTGATTATTTATTTTATATTCATCTTTATTTTTTGAATAATATTTATTATGATAATCTTTTCTGTCTCTTTTAATTTTAATAACACTAATATTTTGTAATTTATTAACAATTGTATTATTTTCAGAAATAATATGCATATTATTATTTTTATATTCTAATATAAAATTATTAACTATATTAAAATCATCAAATTTTTCTAATAATTGTATGCTAATATCATCTTTATCAATTATATTAAATACTGAATTAAATGACAAATTTTTATTAAGTAAAAATGTTTTATAATCAAGAATAAATTTATTTAAAATTGCTGTTAAAACCGTTTTTTCTGTATAATTAATATAATATTTATTACTATTTTTAGAGTATATTTTATAAACTTTATAAAATGTCATATAATATAATAAAAATTGAAAAAAATAATTATTGACAGTTAATAATAAAAGTGTAATATTAATTAAAGTTATGACTGACATATGTTATATTTTATCTTCATATATTGAAGTAATAAATTATAATAAATTTTGCATTGCAAATTTATTTAAAAATAAAAAAAGAAAAATTGAAAAACATCCTTTTAATAAAAAAAGAAGAATTGAAAAACATCCTTTTAATAAAAAAAGAAAAATTGAAAAACATCCTTTTAATAAATATTCTTCAAATGAAAAAGAAAATTTAGAATTATTTTATTTATTAAAAAGAGGTCTTAAATAATTAATTTATAATATAAAAATATTTAAAATGTATTATATAAATATTATATTATGGAGAAAAAATCATATTATGATATATTAGGTGTTACAAAAAGTGCTGATGGAAGTGAAATTAAGAAAGCGTATAGAAAATTAGCTTCAAAATGGCATCCTGATAAAAATCCAAAGAATGTTGAAGAAGCAACTGAAAAATTTAAGGAAATATCACAGGCTTATAATATTTTGATTGATAAAGAAAATAGGGAAAAATATGATAGATATGGTGATAATATGGATAATATTCCTGATATGAGTGGTTTTAATCCATTTGAAGATTTATTTAAAGGATTTGGTGGAATGGGTATGAATAATAATGAAGATATTAAAACAATTAAGGAGGTTTTGATAAAAATAACAGTTGAAAATATTTTTGAGGGATTAAATAAAAAAGTAAAAATAAAATCACAAAAAAAATGTGATAAATGTAATGTTGAAATGAAAAAATGTAATGAATGTGATGGAAGAGGTATTAATATTAAAATAATACAAAGAGGACCAATGATACAGCAAATACAAATTCCTTGTAATAAGTGTAAGCAAACAGGAAAAATAAAAAAAAGTTCTAAATGTGAAACTTGTAAAGGACGGGGTATTATAGAAAGTCCTGAAGAATTGACAATTAAAATAAATAAAAATGCAGATTATATGACACCAATAATATTAAAAAAAAAAGGTAATTATAATTTTGAAACAATGCAGGATGATGATATACATATTAAATTAGAATTTAAAGAAAATAAAAAATATAATATTAAAAAGCACAATATAATTTATAATTATATGATAAATATAAAAGATGCTTTATGTAGTGATAAAATATATTTAGAACATCCAAATGGTAAAACTTATTTAATTAAAAATGAAGATATAATAAAACAAGGTGATATTAGAGTTATTGAAAAGTTGGGATTACCAAATGAATTTTCAAGTGGTAATTTAGTGATTAAATTTGAGTATATTTATCCAAATAGTCAATTAAATTGTGAAGGTTTTAATGATTTTATTAATAATTATAAAATAGATGAAAATAATGATTGTGAAATTATTGAAATGAAAGATATAAATAATTATAATAATGAAAATAAAGAAGATATTGATCAAGAAAGATTTTTTAAGCATCGTAGTAGGCGTGAAATGAGACCTCCAGGTATGGAGCAACAATGTCAACAGTCATAATTTTTTAAAATACAATAATTTAATTTTATTAAATATAATTATTAAGATTTTTGTGATGGATAGTATTATATTATTAAAAAGTGAAGGATGTGGATTTTGTTATGAATTTGAGCCTATATATAAAGATATAAAAAATAAATATAAGAATAAATATAAATTTGAAAGTTTTTTAATAAGTAATGAAAATGATAAGAATAAATTAAAAACAAAACACATGGATATTTATAAAAGGTATATGAGTGAGGGAGTTCCCACCGCAGTATTAAAAACAAAAAACGGAGTGGGAGAAGTAATAATTCCTCAAATAGAAATGAGTAATAAAGAAGAAATAAATAAGGCGTCAAAAAATTTTTATAAAAATATAAAAAAAGTTAGTAAATCAATAAATTCTGATAAATATGAATTATTCGTCCAAAATGGTGGTAATTATTATGAAATAAAATATTTAAAATATAAACAAAAATATAAGATGTTAAAATTAAAAAATATAAATAAATAATAATATTTAAAAAATATTTTTGTATCAAGAGATATTCAATTCAAGAAAAATTATATAAAGAAAAATTAGAACAAATTATTTTAATAATACCAGATATAAAAAGAAAAATAATAAATTTAATGGATACTATAGAAAAATTAGAAACGGATGATAATAATTGTGAAAAAAAACAACAAATGTTAAAAGAAATAGGAATTATTTATGGAGAAATTAAATGGATTGAAAAAATAAATATTTAATTATTTTTATTGTAAATACTTATATAATATTATATATATAAGTGATGTTAGAAAATTTAATTATTATTTTATTAGTAATAACAATTTTATTATTAAATTTTGACAATAAAGAAAATTTTGATGTTGAAGATAATTTAATAAATGTTAAAGGAGTATCATCATTAAATGGAGATAAAAGTGATAATACAATGATGGTAAATATAAGTGACCCATTTATAGATAGAAATTCACCAAGTCAAGAATTAAATAGTAATAAAAATTTATATGATTTATCATCGGAAGGTCAAACAGATGTATTGAATAGAAGAAGTTTAACAGCTCAAGGTGTATTACCAACAAGTAATAAACAAAAAAAAATAGATAAACAACAAAAATATTTGGATAATAAAAATCAAATATATAAACAACAATTAATGAATGATAATTTAGAAACAACATATTTTTATAATTCATTGGTAGATCAAAATAAAATAACAGAGAATGCTTATGATGTTATTAATTCAATAGACAATATAGATTATTCACAGCCTAAAGAATTTGGAATTGATAAATGTAAAAAAACTTGTAATGGTATTTGTGTAGAAAGTGGTTATAATGGTATTAGTTCTTGTGTTCCAGTTCAAAATACAAATTGGGGAACATTATATAAAAATCCAGCATTTACATATGGATTAGAAGTTCCATATTATAATAAAAATAATCAATCACCTTAACAACATATTTTGATAATTTTAATATATTATACTAAATATACTTGATTTATATTGTTATTTATAATATAATTATTAATTATGTTGTTATTTATAATATAATTATTAGTTATATTGTTATTTATAATATAATTATTAGTTATATTGTTATTTATAATGTAATTATTAGTTATATTTTCATCACGATCAATTTCGTCATTAGTTATATTTTCATCACAACCAATTTCGTGTGATCTACATTCAGGACAAGTATTACTATTTAATCGCCATTTATTAAAACAATCATCACACAATTTATGAATACAATTATAATTACTATTTAAAGATAATTCTTCATAACAAACAGGACAAGACATTTTATTTTGATAATTTATTTTAATAATTCAAATAAAAATATTTTCAATTTTTTTT